CTACCAGTACCAGAACAATTGATACATTCAAGTGTGTGTATTAATTATGAATTAATCAAATTACGATATCGCGATACCTTATATGAAACTGGTATTCCGAATGCTAGTGATGCAGATAAATGGAAACGTGTAGCTGATGTGATTAGTATTAATCGTTATAAATCATATTACATCCCACAATTAACATGTTATCATCCAATTGAAAATCATTAATTGGAATTTTAAAATAAATTATTTATAATAATAGTATGAAAATAATCTATAGAATATCAGATACAGGATATAATAAAGTAAAACCAGACTATATTAACAATGAAAATTGTTTAAAAAATGCTTTACAAGTATTTCCTTATAGTGAATATGATTGGTCAATTATCGCAGATAATATATCTGAAGAAACAAATGATATGATTTGTAAATACATCTCTCGCGATTATATTTATTATGTTTCTATAGGTCATGGATCGGGAACATTCAATTTAGCATTAGATGAAGCACTTCGATCAGCTGATGATGAAATAATTTATTTTATAGAAAATGATTATATTCATTTACCTGGTTCGCCTGAAGTGTTAGAAGAAGGATTTAATTTAGGCGCTAACTTTGTATCATTATACGATCATCCAGATAAATACATTGACGGAATTAATCCATATGTTATTGATGGTGGCGAAGAAACAAAAGTCTTTTTATCTAATACATGTCATTGGAAATTAACTAATTCTACAACTATGACATTTGCTAGTAAAGTTTCAAGTTTAAAGCAATTTGAATCAACTTTAAGACAGTATACATCAACAACACACCCACAAGATTTTGAAATGTGGATTGATTTGCGGCGACAAGGCGCATCATTAATTACACCAATACCAGGATATTCAACTCACGGTGAAACAGCATGGTTATCACCATTAAATGATTGGGCACATATATGTTAATAACAACACTTAATTATAATCAACCAGACTTAACTGATAATCTTGTATCACAGTTATATCGAGGCAATGATTTATCTAAACATGAATTAATGATAGTAGATAACGGATCTACTAAACCATTAGCTAAAACAACTACACATCAGTTAAACGAAAACATATTCTTTGGTGGTGGGTTGAATATGATATTAGAATATTTTTTATCAACAACACACGACCATTTTGCGTTATTTAACAATGATTTAATATTCCATGGACCTAGATTAATAGATAACATGTTACGCGAAATGAAAGAAAATGATTTAGCTTTGTATTCGCCATCTATTACAAATGCTGGTGCAGATCAATGTTTTTGGAGACAAATGTGGAATTGGGGAACTGGTACGGTACGGCCTGTTTCATTCATTGATTTTATGTGTCCAGTATTCAGAAGAGATTTTGCAGAATATTTGATTAAATTTCCAGATGAATTGTTTTTAGGTTGGGGACCGGATTTTTATGCAGGAATTCAATCAGAAGTAGCTGGATTGCGTATTGGCGTTAGTGATAACATTACATTATCACATTTAGTAGGTCAAACATTTAAAACCGGTGCAATTGAAATAAAAGAATCTGATTTTTGTGCACAAGCTGATAGGAATATGAATGATTTTTTCTTAAATTCTAAATATAAAGATAAATACATTGAATATAGACAATATGGGGCTACATATGAAATCTGATTTAACATTTTGCATTTCAACTCACAATAATTTATCATATCTTAAATTAGCAATCAATTCAGTACGTAAATATAGTTATTATGCTGATTCTGCATTTATTATTCACGCAGAAAATTGTACAGACGGCACAAATGAATGGCTACAAGAAAATGCAAATGTATATAATTTAAGTTTAATTATTGAGCCAAATAATGCCGTTATTAAAGGTATTGGTGGCGGAATGAATACCTGTGCCAATATCGTTACTACTAAGTATATTTGCTTTTTACATTCTGATATGGTAGTAACAAAAAATTGGGACAAATATTTAGTAGACCATGCAGAACTTAATTCACGTACGTGGGTTGATTCATTTCGAGTAGAGCCTAATGTATTTAATTCTGAACCAGCTAGAAAAGCAACAATTGTTGTTCCAAACGACACATTTGGGGAGTATCATCACAATTTCAATGAACATGCATTTCAACAATTTGCAATGGAATTTTCTGAATTAAATATAGATGTAACAATGCCAGTAGTACAAGGAGTTTCTGGATTAATTGAGAAATCACTTTGGGACGAAATAGGAGGTAACGATCCACAATTTGCACCCGCAAGTTGGGATGATTTAGATTTATTCTATAGAATGCAATTATTACATATCAATTACGCATCAATTGCACAATCAGTTGTATATCATTTTGCTGCGCGTGGCTCACATTTTATTAATGATGATCTAACACAATCTAGTACAAGACAACAGCAATCAGAACAACGAAACATAGTTAAATGGATTAACAAATGGAAATTGATGCCTAAATTCAATGAATATGGTATGATTATCGGATTACAATAATTGAAAAATATGACAACTAGAGACAATACACGATTATCACTTAAATACAACATCGCACTCGTAGTAAAAAACTGCACATTGCCTTTGTTAGAAACATTGGAGCCATGGTGTGATAGAATCTATATAGACGATGATATGCAAGTTATCACTACGGCATATATTGAATCTGAACAATCAAAGACTCGATTTGATTTGCAAACTCGCGTATTAGTTACCAATTTCAATGCACCTAACGATGAAAATGATATCATTGTTGCCGTTGATGGTAAACAATTCACAAACATGGATTTTCAATACATACAACAATTATCAGAAATTATAGCATCAGATACCGCAGTGTCTGAGTTGAATCAACCAGGAGCGACCTTTAAATTAGGCAACTTAATGATTACCATATGGTCTACTGAAACATACGAAAAAAACTTGATTAAATGTAAGTAATACATATTTATACATAGATAATTAGTTTACTTACATAAAACCACAGAACCATGCAAAAGATGAAAACCATTCCATTATTAGCATTTTCGTTTACGACAGCAATCACATTCGTTTGTTCGTATTTTTACGATTTAACAATGAATAACTTCGAACAATATTTATCCGTAATTGCCGTTGTATTGCTCGATGGATTTTTCGGAGTATTATCTGGAATCAAACGCGAAGGCTTTTTAACCTTTAAAGCACTTAAAGTACTAAGAACCGCAGTTGTTTGGATTATATTCACAACGGTATTATTGTTAGTAGAAAAAGGATTTGCTGGTACTAGTTGGTTGAGTGAAACTATATTGATTCCATTCATTGTATTTCAGATAATTAGTGCATTGAAGAATGCATCAATGTTAGGCTGGATACCGTCCTCACTTTTAAATCAAATACTAGATAAAATTGACTTCCACAAAGGAGAACGCCAAACCAAAAAAGACATAGAGTTATGAGTTTAGATTTAACAAAAATTAAACAAGTTCCATTAGCAGAACCACAATACTTCAAACAAGAAGTTGCAAAAAAACAAATCGTACTACATCATACAGCTGGTAATTCATCAGGCATAGCTACAATTAGAAATTGGAACACTGATGATCGAGGCCGTATTGCAACTTGTGTCACTATATCAGGTCCAGGAAATAATGCATCACCAGACGGAGAAATTTGCCAAGCATTTAGTTCAAAACATTGGGCATATCACTTAGGTGTTAAACAAGAAGTATTTCGTGCATACAAAGTACCGTATGTGGAATTAGATAAACATTCAATTGGTATTGAAATTTGCAATTGGGGACAATTGGAAAGTCGCAACGGTAAATTTTATAACTACGTTGATCGCGAAGTTGCAGCAGATCAAGTAACGGAATTACCATTGGCATATAAAGGTTATCGTTATTTCCACAAATATTCAGATGCCCAAATTGAATCAGTTCGCAACTTGTTGTTGTATTGGAAATCTATATATAATATCGATTTAACTTACAATTACGAACAAATGTTTGTAGTGAATACCAAAGCACTTCGAGGTGAAAATGGATTATATTCCCATAACAGCTATCGCCGAGATAAAGTTGATATATATCCATGTCCCCGAATGATTGCAATGCTTAAATCTTTGTAAATCGTATATTCTCATTAAATTTATATTTCATGTACACGATTGGTTGTTTTTATATAGTATAATATTTATATTAAATAAAAAGAGTATTCTACATGAAATATAATTTACAAAAAAACAAACAATTAGTAACTCAGTTATTAACCGAAGCATTGGTTAAATCGCAAGCTGATGAATATCCAGGTTATGTACCAGAGGCAAAGTGGTCTGGTGCATTTGCAAAATATGAAAAATTAATAGTTGCAATCGGCGGAAGACCATACCCATTGCCATTTGGAAAAAAACCAGCATATGAAGTTGCAGTTGGCGATGATATTATACTTTTTTATGAAGCTGGTATTGCATATTCTACTAATAATTCTATAGAATTTGAATATGGATTAGATCCGCGGTATAAAGGCATAACTTTATATGATAAATCTGATAAAAAAGATATAAAAGGTGCAATCGAACTAAAAAATGGAAAACCAACCTGGACCAACGTAAAAGATGCTGACAAATTAGATACCGAAGAATCTTGGGTTGATTATTTACAATTAGCATTAGACATAGTTGGACTAGTACCTGGATTTGGAGATATTGCTGATATTATTAATGCCGCAATTTCGTTTGGTCGTGGTAATTGGTTAGAAGGATTTCTTAGTATAATTGGTGCAATACCAGTAGTAGGTAGCGCAATTTCAATACCGTTAAAAGCTCTTTTAAAAACATTTAGTAAAGCAGGCGATATATTGAAAACAGCTTACCGCGGTAGAAAATCAGCAGATGAACTTTGGTTGTTTATTAAAAATAGTGGTAAATTAGGTAAACGGGAATTAGGCTTGCTAGTAAAAGGAATGGATGACGTATCTGATTATATTACTAAATTTAGAAAAGAGGCAGATTTTGTATTACCAGACTCAGCCGGCAAAGCATTAGATGAATTTGCAGAATTTTTAAAGAAAAATGCAGTTGACGCCGAACAAGTATTTGTAACCGCAGGAAAAAATGCAGACGAAGCTGATAAATTGGGTAGTCTTTTAAAAGTAAGAAAAGAATTAAATCAATTGGGTGGAATCGAGCGATTACTTGGCAGAGGTGTAGCTCGTAGATTGAAAAATACATTTCTAACCTCTGCATTAAGTCCAAAAGAGTTAGCATCATTAAAAGGCGCCATGTCGCTAAAATTCACAAAAAATATGAATAATCCAGGTAAATTGTCCGCGTTGTTGTCAATGAGCCCAAATCAAACCAAACTGATTAATGATATCGATATTGACATAGCTGCATATGTAAGAAAACTATCACCAGCAGATGCACAAAAATTCACAGATGATTTAGCGAACGTAGGTGGAGCTTCGAGGGCACAACAAGCCGAAAATGCATTAGAATTCTTAAGAAATCGAGCACCAGGTGTATATGATTCTGCATATAAAAAACTAGTTAAAAATGCACAAGATACAAATAATCCGGTGTATACTCAATTCATGAACAGTGAAGTAAATGCATTAGGATCATATTTTAGTGGTAACTACTTAGAGATGGCTGGATTGCAATCAGCTAAAGCACGATGGGCAAACATGGCGCCAGTTGTATACAACGAATTAAGTGATATGGGTGAAGATGCATTAATGACAGCTGGTATTGAAACTAAAGATGATATCAATGGATTATTTTATCCAATATTGAAATCAACGTTGAAT